CCTCGCCCATAGCCCGTACACCCCCCGCCCCCGCCGTTCCATCCGCCGCCGCCGCCGGAGCCCTGTCCCCCGACATAGACGTACACCGTCGTGGTGCTGGCCAGCGTGATCTTGCCGCTGGCGTAGCCGCCGAGCCCGCCTGTGTGCAGATACGCAGCCCCCTTGCCGCCCCACAGCTCGATGCGGTAGGTCCCCGCAGGAAGCTCGATGCTGTCCGCTGCGCCCGTATAGGAAAACTCCTGGACCAGCGTCTCGCTCATCTCAGGCCACCTCGCAGACCACCGTCACGGTGAGGTTTTCGCCGGGGTCTGACGAGCCGATCTGATCCACGTCGATGGAGATGACGTCCCCCTGCGCAATGGCCGTCACGTCGGGCGCCGCAGAGACGTCGCTCGTCTCGGTGGCGGCGATGGTCGGGCGGTTCCCCTGCGTCGTAAAGAGCGTCGTGCCGTTCTTGTTCACGTCGAGGATGAGGTCCGCGCCCGTCGGGGCGCTCTCCACGACACAGCGCACATGCAGCACGGTGAGCGCCATCGGGGCGATGATCGCCATGGCCCGCGTCTCGACGGCCATCTCCCCGTGGAGATAGAAGGCCAGCCCTCGGGTGACTGTCGCCTCCAGGTCGTCCACCCGCTCGGCGAGCTGGTCCAGCGCGTCGTCCGCGTTGCCGGGGTCGGTGTCGCCGTCCCAGTCCGCGGCCACGGCGGGGGTGTAGGTCACGGCGCTGGCGTCGGGCGTCACCTCGTCTTGCAGGGCCAATAGCGCCCCCGCCGTCAGCACGTGCGTCACCGTGGCACCGTTGTCGTGCGTTGCGCCAGAGGTGCTCTCCGCGCCCCGCGTCACGGTCCACGTCGTCGTGCCTGCCCCCGCCGTGACGATCATGATCTCGTCGTCGATGAGGATGCGATACTGCGCAGAGTCGGGGAACCCCGACGCGGAGGTCACGCTGATCGACGTGCCATCCGTCGTCTCGATCGCGGCAGAGAGAGTCGTTTGCGCATTGTTGGCAAACTGTTCGGTCATAGGAGGTTGTCCTATCTATTTGGTATCAGCACCAGAAAATCCGCTATCCAGTTGATCACGGTTATGCCTCCGCACTACAGGTCAGCTGGTAGGTGAAGGTGATGCTATCGCCGTCCACGACGTTCACGGCGCTGAAGACGCTCCTGTCCAGCAGTGTGCCCGCTGTGGACGCGTTGAACAGCCCGTGCTCCGTGATGGCCTTCGTTGTCGTGTAGGCAATCGTGCCGACGGACTTGTAAATGTTCGCGCTGGCCCCTTCCTCCTGGGTGCCCGCCACGCGGTCCTCGCCGTCGGTGGTCTCGATGTCGGTGTCCGCGTTGGACTCCGCCGTGACACCCACACCGGAGTCGTGGTACTTGAAGTCGCCCCAGGCGCTCGTCTCCGTCTGCAACTGATCCACCATGAACTCCACGAAAGCGCTCGTCACCTTGCGGCGCGATAGCACCCCGTAGTTCACCACCGACCCGTCCTTGCGGTGCAGCACGGCGCTCAGTTCGGCGTAGAAGCCGCCGAACCCCAACAGGGGGCCGATCTCCGCCCGCCAGCCGCGCAGCCGGTGGGGCAGGTTCTTGATCTTCCATAGCAGCCCCGGACCCGGCGCGCGATGCACCTTGATCCCCAGGGACCCGCTCATCGCCAGATTTCCGCTCGTGCTCATATCGTCACCCCTTCAGTGCGTTTTCCAAACGGTATAAGAGTCGTATCAGACTCAGGCGAATCTCCTCGGCGCGTGCCAGGTGCCCGCGCTCGTGCTCGCGCTGCATCTCCTCCAGCCACCAGCGGGCCTTCTCCGCCAGCACGTCTGGCTCGCCCTGCTCGTGTTCGGGCAAAGTTCCCGTTGACGGGAACAGTTCCCCTCTCACCCATTCCTTCGTAACCCTGCTCCCCGGACACGTCTTGGCCGCAAAGTCCCGGTGAAACTCCACCTCCGCGATGCCCAGCGTTTCCATAAGCGCGGTGAGTACAAGCTTCGTGCTCTCCCAGGTTTGTCCACTCGGTAGCTCCAGGTCGTAGTTGCCCACCATCTCCACGTGAATGCTGCGCTCGTTGTGGCCCGTCACCCCCGCTCCATCCACTCGCAGGTCGTTCATCAGCCAGATGCCGTCCTCAGCGACGAAGATGTGCGGGAACACCGTCCAACCGACGTGCTTCACTCCCGCCGCGTCGTACCAGACCTGCTGGCGGTAGACGCGGTGCATGGCGTCCATGGTCGCCATGCCGCTCCAGGTCTCCTTCGTGGGCTTCCAGGTGTGGTGCAGGAACAACCGGTTGGGCCTGGGGTCGAACCACTGTAACCCCCGCACGTAGCGCAGGAAGTCGTCCCCCGTGAAGTGGGGCCATCTCCCCGGCGCGAAGGCCATCGGGGTGTAGCCCTTCTCGTAGGCCAGTTGAATATCCCACAGGGCCTCCGCCTTGCCCTCCAGGTGGTATTCGTCGCGGGGGATGTAGCAGTAGGCACACAGGCAGTGGATCTGCTGTCCGGTCCTGTTCCACTCGTGGATCTCGTCTGCCGCGCGCTGCATCCAGTCGCCCCCCGTCCACGGCTGATTCGGGTTGCACTCCGTGATGAACACGGGCAACCGTCTCTTGTCCGGCGGGATGGCCTCCATGAAGTCCCGGTAGGACCAGAACCCGTACCGGCGATGGCTCCAGGGCGCGTTCATGTAGGAGCGCGAGTGGTCGCCGTAGGTGTGGATGGCGATCCCATCGCACTCCACACCCAGAATGTGCTGGAAGTAGGTCACCCAATCCCCCGTCGGGTTCTCGGGGTAGACGGTCTCCACGTTCCACGGCCCCACCGGGGCGGGGATGACCACCGCGTCGGGCTGCACCGCCTTGATCGCCAGGCGACACTTCGTGAAGCACGCTGCGTACTGGGCGGGGCGAATGGGCACCCCCTGGGGGCGCTCGCGGGCCAGGTTCGGCTCGTTGCCGATGACCCAGTGCCTGCACCCCTTGGAGTGGGCGACGAACTGGCCCACCTGCCGCGCAAAGTCGTCGTAGTAGGCCACCGGGGGAATGGTTCCCTTGGGGTGGTAGCCGTGGTTCAGCCGCACGATGGGCATGACGACGCCCGTGTAGTCGTCGCCGAGTTTCGCCCACACATCCTCGGTAATCAGGCACCAGCCCGGCACCAGGTGGCTGCCCTCTCGGTCATGCATCCCCACAAGGTTCACCACAGCACACCCCCCGTCCCGCCGTAGCGCCCCTCGGCTCGCCGCAGCAGTTCCTCGCGCACCCGCGCCAGACCCTCCTGGATGTGGGAGAAGTCCTCCCGCTCCATCCCCGTGGAGTAGTTGGGTTCCAGAGCCAGTTCCGCCCCCCGGTCCCCGTACAACTCGTACAGGGTCAGGTCGCACACGATGTCCAGGTCCTCGTCGGGGATGGTGTCGTACCCATCCTCTTCGTCGTTCAGTGTGTGATAGGTCCCGTAGAAGATCGTCACGGTGTCCCCGGATGTCGTGGGGGTGGGGTCCAGGACGATCTTCTGGGAACCCCGATACTGGCGCCATCTCCCCGTGGTGCGCCGCACGTAATCCGCCTCGTTGATGTCGTCGATGATCTCCAGGGACGGCATGGTTGCCTTGATGGGCTCCCCGTCATAGTCCGTGGTGATGTCCCAGACCCTCAGGGTGGTGTCCCAGAGCCACTGCACGTCCCGGACGTACAGGCAGTCGGCGGGCATGTCGTACTCCGCCTGATCCGCCGCCGTCGTCGTGGTGGTGGTCGTCTCGTAGGGGTTGTAGCGCGAGTAGTGGCGCACCGCCCTGGCGATGAGTTCCTCCCACTGGCTCGTGGGAAGGGTCTCGCGGGTGTAGCGTCGCTTCAGTTGGGCGATGATCGTCGTCAGGTCCATGTGGCGTATCTCGCGTTCTGCTCCTGTTGCCGCGCGGTGGGCTTGTAGTGCAGGATGCGCAGGTCCTGGGGAGCCTGAATCATCCTCGCCCCACGGGTGTCGGGAATCTCATGGATCTTCCGGATGAAGCGGTACTTCCTGCGGAAGAAGCGGCAGTGCCACTCCAGAAAGCGCCCCGGCACGGGTTCCCCGTCAATGCGGTTCTCGATGAGACAGAGCGCCGCGTCAAAGCTCTCTTCTCCCACCAGCCGCCCGAACCACTCCAACAGGTCCGTCATGGGCCACTCGTCGGCGTCCAGGTGCAATATCCAGGGCATGGTGGTGCGCTCCAGCCCGTAGTTCCTGGCCCCAGCAAAGTCCCCGTCCAATGGGTGCTCGTACACCTTGTCGGTGAACTCCCTGGCGTACTGGACGGTGTGATCCGTGGAACCGGTGTCCACGATGACGATCTCCGCCACGTAGGGTGCCACGTGCTCCAGCAGGCTCGGCAGCAGGATCTCCTCGTCCTTCACGATCATCGCCAGGCTAATCATCCGGCACCCCCTCGTAGGCGCGCCAGACACCCTCCCTCGTGCGGTGGCCCGACGGCGCCACTCTCTTGCCCACCCCCGACAGCAACCCCATGAGATGCCGCTTCTTGTCGTAGTATTTGAAGCGCCGCCCGTAGCCCTGGAACAGGTCGTCCCACTCGCGCCGCCACCCCAGCCTCGATTGCTCGCTGTAGGCCCTCGGGTAGTGAACGCTGGGCACCGAGAAGAACAGCGGCCCGCGCCTCAAAGCGGCGTCCGCGATGCGCCGCAACTCCTCGATGTGCAGGTCCTGGAAGACCCCCTGCGAGACGTACATCTGTGCGGGGGGGAGATCCGTCAGCGGTCCCACCTTCACGCGGGGCTCGATTCCCGCCTTGCGCAGGTGGTCGATGCGCTGGGGGTCCTCCGTCACGCCGCTCACGTCGTAACCCCGCCTGGCGAGTTCCACGTAGACGGGTCCCACCCCGATGTCCACGACGGGTCCCTGGGCCATCTGGGCCACCGCGTCGTAGTATTCCCCATGCCCCCTGGTCTCCCAGGGCGTCTCCAGGGGTGGACGCGTCTTGTAGCCGGAGACGTCCTCCAGGATGCCCTTCAGCTTCAGCGGCCCCTCGTAGCGGTCCAGGTCCAGGGCCTCGTGGTACGCCTTCTCGTAGGCGTCCTCACGGTGCTCGTAGACGTGGCGCATCGTGTCGACAGCCACATCCCAGTCCGGGATGCGCCACTTCCCCCCAATGGGCGAGTCCTCCTCGTGGTGGGTCCTCACCGGATACCCATAGCGGATATCGGACATGCCGGAGTTGTGCGCGTATATCAGCGGGAGCCCCGTCGCAGCGGCTTCTCTCGGTGGTAGGCCGTACCCCTCCCCCTTCGACAGGAACACCATGCAGTCCGCTGACCAGAGCCAGTCGCGCACTCGCTCCGGCGACCAGTCGGGCTCCCGCTTGGGCACATCGATGATGGTGATCCTGTCGTCGTCCAGACGCGGCAGGTGGTTCGCTCCGTAGCCACAGACCCCCATACGGGTCTTCAGCACCAGGCGCACGTCCCGCTCCGTGGGGAAGGCGCGCTGGAAGCACTGGATCGTCTCCAGGGGACTCTTCCTTCCCGAAAGGGTCCCGAAGGTGACGAAGGTGAAGGTGTCCTTGGCTTCCCGCAGGCGCGGCGCGCAGTAGATGGGATTGAGCGCCAGGGGCACCGTCTCGATCTGTCGTCGGAAGAAGGCCCCGAAGACCCCCTTGGCGTACTCGTTGGGCACCACCAGGAGATCCGCGCGGTCACAGTCGTGCCGCCACTCCGGGTACTTGGCCAGCGGGTCGTCGGATTCGTACATGGTGAAGCCGATGCGAAAGCGCGTGGGGAGAAACTTGAACTCCCCCGGCGTCGCCATGCACACCCCAACCTCCATGAAGCCGGGGAAGGGCTCCTTCAGCTTGCGCAGCGTCCATTCGTTCAGTCCCGTGCGGATGTCAAACCACACCGGCTCCAGGTACAGCGGCACCCCCAGGTCCCTGAGCGCCATGGTCATGTTCTCCGCAGCGGTCGCGTAGCCGTCCGCCAGGGAGAAGGGGCTCTTCCAGTGGAAGATGTCCCGGCGCAGCTTGTCATGGGGGGAGAGCTGGAGATCCAGAATGCCCAGCCGGTAAGCGTCATGTACCACCCGCTCTGCGGCATCGACCTCCAGCCAACCCCCATACGGTATTCTGCCACCGGAGAGACGCTTGGCCACTCCGGTGTGATTACGGATGCGCATTGGTCCCCCTATGCGCTACTCGGATCGCGTCACCGTGGCGAACATCGCGGGCTGGCAGTAATACTGCGCGTTCCGCGTCCGCACCCGACGGGTCCACTCGTCGTTGGCGATGAGCGCCCCAGCCAGGGTCTCGTCGCTGGGACCCTTCGCCTCGGCGTATACCTTGGGCATCGCCATGAACGGGATGTAGGGCGCCCAGATGTACCCGCCCCGCAGCGGAAACTCCGGGTAGAAGCTGATGAGCGCCTTGTCGTCGTCGATGTAGGGCGACCAGTAGATGTCCCAGCGCCCCTTCTTCCCGATGAGCTCCACGGCGGTGCGGTACGGCCCCGACGTGTTGTCCCGCACGGGTCCGCTGAACCAGTTCGCCTTCTCCATGTCCGTCAGGATGTTCGTCCCCGCGATGACGTACTGGCAGGCGCGATACTGGGTGGCGCGCACGTCCGCCTCCGCGTCGATCAGGGCGTGGAACAGGCGCTGGTAGTTCTCCGTGTAGGAGCCCGTAAAGTCCTCGGGCACGGTGGGGTTCCATCTCGTGTCGCCCGCCGTGGCACCGGCGATCATCGTGGCGATGACACGATGCTCCAGCTCTCTGGCGATCTCCTCCGCCATGTCTGTGATGAGCTCCTGGTCGGCATCCAGCCCCATGACGCCCCGCAGGTCCTCCTCCAGCCGGGTGGGCCAGGTGGCCATCAGCATGTCCTGCGTGGCCGTCGCCGTGTCGGAGGTGATCTCCATCTTCAGCCGGTTGGGCACCGTGGTGTCCGAGGCGTGGATGGCGTACAGGGAGTTCGCCGTGGTGACGTTGGAGTCGTCGTCGTCCTCGCGGTAGACGTTCTTCCAGAACAGTTGCATTGTGCCCCCCGAGGAGGGCGGCATGGGCTGCACGAGGCAGACCTTGTTCATGATGAGCATCGGGAAGATCGCCCGGATGATCGGCAGCGTGTACTTCACCGGCAACGAGATGTCGGCCCGGGCCGACGCCTCGTACCAGTCGTTCCTGCGCGGCTGCGGGTTGGCGCGCATCTGGTTCTCGAAGAGGCAGGCCAGCATGGCCCACTTCTCCGGTGCGATGCCCGCCATCTGGTACGTCTTGCCCCGGTAGGTGGGGTTCTCCTGCAAGAGGGGCGCCCACTTCCGGATCAGACGCTCCACCTCCTCGCGGCGGTAGTCCGCGAAGGTCTCCGTGAAGGCGTCCTCGTTGAACGCCTCGATGGCCTGTTCGAGTGTACGGGTATCAATACGCATATCGATTCCTCCATATTTCGAGGCCCGAAAACGGGCCTATCCGCCGGATGCGAGGCGCATCACCTCGCTGAAGATGTCCTGCTCCCCCTCCTCACGATCCTCGGGGTAGCCGGGGTCGCCCACGTCGGGCTCGTCCGAGGTGCGGGCCACGCCCCGGCCCCCCTCGCGCTGGACGCTGAGTTCGGTGAGCAGCTCGTCGCGCAGCTCCTCGGCGCGCCTGGCGGGGTTCTCCGGCTGCTCCGCCGCCAGGCGCTTGTAGATGAGCTGGTCCAGGAACCCCAGGCTGGCCTCCGCCAGCTTGAGTGCGGCGTCCTTCTCGGCGACGGTTTCCCCAAGGGCCTCCGCCTTGGCGCGCCACTCGTCGCGCTCGCCCTTCAGCGTCTCCAGCTCCTCGGTGTCCGGTTCCTGCCCCTCCAGCTCCGCAATCCGTCCCTGAAGGGTGTCCACGAGTTCCGTGAAGTAGTCGAGCCTCTCGGCGACGATGGCGTTCACCAGGTCCTCGCGGTCCTCCTTCAACTGATCCAGTGTGATCTCGTCCATGTCAGTAGCCTCCCGAAACTGCGGCGCGCTCTCCAGGATGCGGAGTCCCGCGCCCGGAATCCCTGCTTCGTCACAGAAGTCGATGCCCCCGATGTACCCGCCGAGGACGTTGAACATCGTCTCCCCGGTGGCCTCGCCGTCGGCGTCCACCAACTCCACCGTCTCAAAGTCCGGCTCGTACAGCCGGATGCTCGTCTCCCCCCGAATGTCGTCGTAGACGAGTTGGATGAGGTCCTTGCCGTGGCTGGTGGGGGAGATGAAGCCGCGGTACTGGATCTCCTCCCCCTCGCGCCAGAACTCCGTCACCTTGCCCACGGGGTCCTCACTGGTGCCCCCGAACAGCCCACCCAGGGCGGCCCCGTGGGTGTTGTAGATCGTGCAGACGTGGCCCAACTCCAGGTACTCGCGGGAGCGCTGCAAGATGGCGTCGTTCGCCTCCGGGGAGTAGTACCGTTCCCAGCCGCTGCCCTGCTGGCTGACGGCGTGGTCCACGAGCGCCGTACCCGTGAACGTCAGGCCCTCCTCCAGGGCCTGCTCGCGGGACTTCTCCTCGAAGAGCACCTTGCGCGAGGGAACGGCGAGGAACTCTAGGTCCTCCTTGGTGCGCACGGAGACCTTGCGCCACTTGCCGTCACGTCCCTGTCGGTAGCCCGCCTTGTGCATCGCCTTGGCAAGGACACCGTTGGCCTGACGGAAGGCGGCGGCCTCGTCGTTCGTCTTGCTCAGGACCTTGTTGAAGACCCGCACCCATTGATCAGCAAACTTCTGGGGGATGTTCTTGCCCCGCAGGGGTTTGGGCATCGAACCGGTTTGGTAGGGCATCTCTATCTCTCCCGCCTGTTGGCAAGCTCGCGCGCCCCGTACTCCACCTTGGTGCCCATCCAGAAACTCACCACCGCCCAGGTGAGGTTCTGCATGACATCGGGAATGGGGTGCTCGCACAGCGCCATGTAGACCACGGCGCCCACCAGCATCAGGGTGATAAGGGACTGCACGATCACCGAGCGATCCAAGAGATCCAGCAGGCGATGCCCGATGCTATTCATCCTCACCCTCCGTTGGTGTGCGGTCCTGTGTGCGCGAGGCCAGGTCTTGCGCCTGCTGGGGCGTCTGCCGTAGGGCGTTGATGCGCAGCCACTCGCGGTCCACGATCCCCCACTCCAGGAGCCGCTCGGCAGCCATGCCGATGTAGTGGAGGCTCTGGGCGCGCTCCAGTTGGTCCATCGTGGAGGGATTGGCCCACTCGATCTTGTATGGCACGGTCTGAGGGTTCACACCGTGCAAGAGCAACTCCAGGTCGATGAGGTGGGCGATGAGTTCGCTCATCATCGACTGCACCCGCCGCACCGTTCTGGTGAATCGCTCATCCTGCCACTGAAGGGTGGCGCGTGCCCGCACGTCCTGTTCCAACCCCAGGTGGGCCTTCGGCACCCCCGTGGCGGCGATGAACTTGTTGCGCCAATACTCGATGGCGGTCACGTTCCAGAAGCCGGAGTTGCTGGTATCCAGGGTCTCCACGTCGGTCATCATGGGGACCGTCTGGCCGTTGTGGGAGATGTAGCCCGTCCCGATGGCGAGGTCGCGTGCCACGCTCATGGCCTCCTCGCCGCTCATCCCCGAGGCAACCGTCCTGCGCTTCAGGTTCTCCATGAAGCCCCGCAGGTACTCCTGGGCCTCGGCGGGCTTCTTGCCCGTGGTGTCCAGCTTGAACACCAGCCGCACGAAGGCCCTGGTGAGCCAGTTGACGACCAGCGCCTCCTGCATGGCCAGCCACTTCTTCCAGGCGTAGCGGGCGGAGTACAGCTGCGCCCTGCCGTACTTGCTGCTGCCCGAGCGGTTCCAGCGCAGGTGCTCGATCTGCCAGGGGTAGAAGCCCGCGATGAGGTTCGTGGTGTTCGGCTCGTATTGCTCGAAGGCCCACTCGCCCTTCTCGTGGCCCGTCTTCAGCAGCCCGTGCTCGTCCTCGTTGCGCCGCATGGTGTTCGGGGGCATGTACATCAGCCGCTCGATGCGCATCGAGCGCGAGACGATGATCTGCTGGAAGTTGTCCCCGTACTTGGCCGCATCGCGGGCGATGGCGTAGGCTTTCTCGCGCATCCGCACGCGCGAGAGCATCTCCTCGATAAGGCGTTCCTGGGAGGCGGGCACCTTGCGCTCGTAGGTGACGACGAAGGACGTGAGCCCGCCCCCCTCGGCGTTCACCGCGTTGTCCGCCAGGACATCGAGAGCCCGCGACCCCTCGGGAACGGTGTCGTCGATCTCGTCCATGTCCTCATAGATATCCACGCGCTGTGTGGACAACTCCACGTCCAGGGTGGAGTAGCCCAGCACGCCGGGGGCGACCTCCGTCTTGCCCTGGGTGGAGTCCGGTTCCTGGGGTGGGCCATAGCCGCGCGCCAGGAGCCGTTGGGTCACGGCGCGCAGGAAGCGGTCCACGCGACTGGTGCTCGGGATGTCCAATACTCCCCCCAAAACGACAAAGGCCCTGCCGAGAGCCTTCCGACTCTCGCAGGGCCAGAACTACCGTGCGGGCCTCTATAGGTGCGCGTTGGTTACCCAGACGCGCCCCTGGGGCTATCGATACGCGAGCCAACACCGGGTTGACCAATGTCCGTGGCGGGTCGGGGTGTCACGCCCGACCTAACCACGGAACTATCCGGGACGCCACGATGGGCGTCGGGCCGGGGATGCTATCCCCGGCGGGGCAACATGCCGTGGCGCCGGATTCAAACCGGCTCTGCCGACTCACGCGCCGCACGGTTCCCGTGCAGAATGACGGCCCTCTCGCTACGGTGTGTCCCACCACACCGACCACGGCCAGAGCCCAAGCTTCGCATGCCGTGGTGCTGGATTTGCACCAGCTTGCGCGCTTCACTGACGAGCGACCCAGAATCCTGGGCGACTCCACCGATCTAGTATGGCGCGCTTGACGGCTTTCAGTGTGTTCCTACCACACCGACCACGGCAACGAACCCGCCTGACAAGCACCACTGTCGCAATGCCCCGGCGTCGGAGTTGCACCGACCCGCGTGCTGTTACCGGGGCCTTAAGGGGGCCAAACCCCCAGGTCCAGCCTCCGAAGAGGACTGGAGAAGCATTACCTCTCGGCGGCGACAAAGTCCGCGATCAGTTGCGGTGCCGCCGCATCAAAGCCCACGACATCCAGCATTCCCGCGTCGTTCGGGTCCGCGATGGTGAACTCCGTCGCCGTCATCCCAACCACCGCCAGCTTCGCCGGGATACTCGTAGTGTCCCGATAGCGACGCAACGCCTGTGCGGGATGGATGCTGCCTGCCCACGTCTCGTTGTCCGTGTAGATGATGAAGGCGTCCGCCCCGATCACGCTGTTGCGGGTCTTCCTGTAGCTCGTGTTGCCATACCATCTGTCGCCCTGGCCAGAGAAGCCCAGCGCCCACATCATCGGTAGGGCACAGTCCGTCCCGCCCATGGGAATCGCCCGCGTCTTGTTCACCACGTCGTCCAGGCGCTCCCTCTCGGAGATGGTCACAGGCACCATCTGGTGAGAGAAGGCGACGATCTCGCAGTGCGGCTCCACCCGCTTCGTGATGAGCGCCATCGCTGCGGCACCCTCGCGCACGGTAAGCGGCGAGTTGCCCATCGGGCCGTCCATGGACCCAGATACGTCCAGCGCCAGCACGATGCGCTTGTTGGTCGGTGTCACGTTCCCGAACGCCGTGTAGAAGGCGGCATCCAGGGCGTCCACCACCGCCGATACGGGCTCCCACGTCATACTGCCCCGGAAGCCGTGCCCCCGGGCGTAGGTCTTCAGCGCCAGCAGCACCGCGTAGGGATGTACCCTCGCCTTCCGAACGCCCTCCAGTTTGTCGCATACCGTCGTCACCGCACCGGAGAGCGGGACCAACAGGCCACATGCCGTCATCCGGTTCAGGTTGCGCACCATGGCCATCAGCGGCATTCCTGGCAGTAGTGCCTCCCAGACGGCGCGCTCCTTCAGCCACTTCGTGTCCAGGGCCTCCCAGGGCAGGCCGTGCGCCTCGATGAGCCCCATGATCTCGCGCGCGTCGGTGGCCTTCTGCGCCGCGTCGTAGGCCGCCACCAAGGGGTGGTCACAGGACTTGCCCTGCGTCACCCACCCGTAGAGACTCTGATGGGCCTTCGGGTGGCTCAGTCGCAACAGATCTCGGTGCGTCCACCCGTCCCGCTGGCGGTACTTGATGAGCTGGTAGGCGAGCTGGTCCGGCGTCTTGCCGTCGTACCACTTCGCCACGCCATCGCGCAGCGCCCGACCCCAGCCCCGGAAGCCCCTCACGTACTCCGCAAAATGGAACAGGTGCGTTCCGGTGCGCGCCACCTCGGGCAGCACGGCGAGCGCCTGTCGACGGGTGTGCTTGTCACCCAGCGCGCTGCACATCGCCAGGGCAAACAGGCAGGGATCGTTCTTCGGGGCGCGGTAGGTAAGCTCTTGAATCCGCGCCACCACTCGCAACCCATCCGCCTGGATGCAGCGCAGGACGGCTTCCGCGTTGTCGCGGGTCAGCTTGTGCTCCGAGACATAATAGGTGCCGCCCTCGGAGCCGAGAATCAGGAAGCGGTCCAGCCGCCCCCAGTCGTCCAGCGCCCAGGCGTATCCCCCCGCGCTGTTGGGCACCTGGCTGGTGCCCGGGATCGCCTCGGACTGCGGCGTTTGCGTCGTCGAGAAGTGCTGCCGGTAGATCATGGGGTCCCCTCCATGTGAACAGCGGACAAGGTGTGGTGTTGGGGGAAACCGCTTCACATAGTGGATAACCCAACGCCTTCGGCCCGCTGACCGGTAACGGGAGAATCGGATAAGGTGTGCTAATGGGATCACGCAAGATAACCCAATAGCCTCGACCCGACTCAGGGGGGCGCCCGGGACTCGAACCCGGAGCCACGTCATTACAAATGATAATCGTTGCCCTTCGGCCCAATAAGGCAAGCTGTGGGAAACGAACGCGCTCTACCGTTGAGCTAGCGCCCCCATATTCAGTTGTCCTCGCGCAGCCGCTTCTTGATGTCGAAGCGCCAGGTGCGCTCCATCGCACTCAGTACGATCCACAAGGCCCGCCATACCTCGCGCACCAAGTAGCTGGGGTGGGGCCTCGTGTCTACAGCCGACTCATCCATTGGCCCACCAGTATGGCATAGTCGTGCCACATCGCTGCGGCCTTTCCCGCTGCGGCCATTGTAGCACGAATATCGGTATTTGTCAAGAGATTGCAGGTGTGAGACACAAACGCCGCGTCGTATGCAGGATTTCCTGGCAAGCCGGGGATCAGATAGCCGTTGTCCCCGACGCGCTCCTTCAAGGCCCCGATGGCGCTGGTGACGATGGGCACCCCGCAGGCGCTGGCCTCCAATGCGGAGATGCAGCACATCTCCTCGTAGGTGCTCGGATACGTGAGCACCGCCGCCGTGCACAGCAGGTCCAGGTAGTCCGTCCTGGACAGGGGTCCCACCCGATGGATGGATGGGTGCACCAGGGCATCGTAGATGTGCTGGGAGTGCTTCCGACAGCTTTCCGCATCCCAGCCGTACAGCTCAAACCCCGACGTGACGTACAACTCCGCGTCGGGGACACGCTCCACGATGAAGGGCCACAGTCGCGCCAGATGGTCCAGCCCCCGCTCGGGCGTGGACGTGTACACGCAGCGTCGCGTGGAGACGTGGGGGAGCGCGGAGAGCGTGCGGTAGTCCACTCCCGCGCTGCTGGTCAGGTATTTGCTGTGGGGCACCCGATAGAGCCGCTGGAAGCGCGCCGTCTGGTGCTGGGAGATGGTCACCAGCAGATCCAGGTCGTCGGGCATCGTCGGAAGGGTCTGGTCGTTGGCCAGGAATACCTTCTTGCCCCGAGCGTGTTGCAGGGGTCTGGGATCGCGCACGGCGACGAACACATCCGCGTCATAGTTCACCCTGGGCGTCCATAACACGCCGTGGTGGACCCCCTGCTCACAGTTCGTCACACACGTCACCGCCCAGCCCGCTTCCGCGAAGGCCCTGGCGTGGCCGATCATCATGGCCTGGGAGCCGCCGCAGCCCGATTCCCAACTGCGGTCATCCCAACGGCGGCTGTCCTGCCAGTGGAACAGGATGTGCACTTATGTCACCCTTTCTTCCCGTTGACGGGAACAGTGGACAAGAGCCAATCGCGCAGGCGGCGCATGTCAGCACCGTTCAGGCAGACCTCGTTGTAGTAGAACTTGTGCCCCAGGAGCGCCTGCCACGCCGCCTTCAGCCGCTCGGTGAAGCGGTAGGGCCAGCAGGTGATAGACAGCGCATAGTCCTCAAAGCCGCCGCCGGACAGGTCGACGAACTCCAGGTACTCCACACCGCACTGGCAACGGATGATGAGATTGTCGTTCATCGTGGTCCCCTTTCACTCCAGGCATCCCTTTCAGCGTATGCTGAAACGGTGTATGCCTGCTCCTGCAACCCCCAGCACTTCAGGCACAACCCCCCACCCCGGAGCGTCACTTTCCAGGTAGCCTCATCGTAAGGGGCATCGCATAGCGGCGCCACCGAGCCGTCCAGGTGGACTTTCGCCAGGTGGCAGTGGCCGCCAGGGGCAACGAGATAGACGTTCATAGCTCTCCTAGCAGGTGTGGTCCCCGTTTCAGCGTCTTCCTGGCCCTGCCGATGGACCCGCACGTCCCCCTTGGCGGAGAACTTGCCCTCATGGACCCGCCCCCGCTTGGGAAGACAGCGCCCCCTGGCCAGCCACTCCAGCCCCGCCATCTCGTTCGGTGTGAGCTGCACGATCACGATATGCCTATTCCTGTGTAGATAGTCGGTGGCAAAAAAACTACTTCTCCGCCAACACGATCCAGGTGGGATGGTCCCACAACGGCATCATGGACTCCACGATCTCCAGGCGGGGTCCCTGAGTCCAGTATTGGCGCACGCGGAACTTGCGCGAGACGAGATCCACCAGGTCGTCCAGGGAGTAGTCCCTGACGTGCCAGCAACTCCCCGAGCGTTCTGGGGCCGAGATGAGCAGTGAGCCCTTGGGTTTGAGCACTCGGTGGCACTCGGAGATGAAGGCGTCTGGATTCGTCAGGTGCTCCACCGTCTCGAAGGACACCACCACGTCGAACAGTTCGTCCACCAGCGGCATGGTGGTCACATCGCCGTAACGCAGAGATATGTTGTCCGCAGGGTAGTGCTGCCATCCATAGTCGATGGAGGGCTTGTGAATGTCCAGACCCGTAACACTCTCCGCGACATAGGAGATGATCTGCGTTCCGTAGGCCACGCCGCACGCCGCATCTAGTACGCGCTTATTCGTACACCAGGGCAGGCAAAAGATGTAGCGGGCCATGTGCGCCTGCAAATCGCGGGGGTCGCGGCCCATTAGGGCCGGAATCACCCTTTCACCGGTCCAGGGGAGCTCCGTCGTGCTCATGTTCCAACCTCCGCGTTTTCCTTTCCTGATAGCGCTTTCGATTGCGTATACTCTCGCAACTCTTGCAGTAACTCGGCCATTTGCGCTGGCGACCCGTCTTGCGGTACTCCTCCCGCGGCTTGAACTCTCCACAATCGGAGCACTTGCGCCGCAGTGTTCCATTAGGATCAATGTGCCATAACTCGTCCTTCGTGTGATGCTGTCGTTCATGCACGCCAGCGGGTAGCGCCTCTAGATTGTGGAGATCATCGTTCAGCTTATTGCCGTCTTTGTGATGTATGTGCCATCCAGGTGGTATCGGTCCATGCGTTTGTGACCAAACATAGCGACTGTAAGCCATGGAGCGATGTGCTCCATCTCTAGTACTCCAGTGCCAATACCAGCGCTCACAATCCTGATGAAAGACCTTCGTACCATTCACCCTGCCCCACCGCAGGGGTCGAGTGGCATCATAGCATTCACGTGAGCAATAGTTCCTACCGTTCGCCCCTCTGCGTGATTTGATTATGGAGAAGGACTTACCGCAGTGCTGGCATTTGACTCGCACACGCCCCGCAGCACGGCGTGCAGCATAAACACATTGTTGTGAACAGTATTTCCCATAGCCATAAGTCAGGGCGGACGGGGGAACCGAAAAGGCCTTGCCACAATGCTGACACGTCAATCCTATGGGCATCACTTTCCCCTCCAGGGCCAGGTGCCCCCCGTCTCCATCCTGCCGATGCGGGATGGGTTCTGGTGAAACCGCTCGATGATCTTGGGGAGCGGGTCGGGCAACTTGGCGAAGTCGCTGCGATCATGGTATAGATGCAGCCCGTAGCAGCGGGGGTCGAAGGAATAGGAGCCCCCCGCCTCCGCCAGCGCCAGGCCAAAGGCCCCGTCGATGCCCCGGCTGATCTCCTCCCAGAAGCCCCCGGCGTACTCGAACAGCTGCCTGGAGATGGCCATGTTTCCGCTCAATAGCATGAGAGCCCGTGGGTAATCCGCGCTGTATACGTCCTCGGGGTGCGCCCCTTCCGTCCAGGCCTTTCTGCTATCCAACCCGATGTTGTGGTTCAACTTGAACCCCAGCGGGTCCAACTCCGCCTTTGGTTTCGTCATCAGGTCCATCGCTTGGGCGGCGAAGCGCTCCCAGTCCTGGATGTCGTCCCGCCAGACCCTCATGGGCGCGCACCAGTGGTAGGGACCCGCGATGGCCCGCTGGGGGAAGTCCCTGAAGTCCTCGGCGTAGAACTCCAAGGCCCTGGGGTTCAGCACCACGTCGGAGTCGATGAAGAGCAGGAACTGCCCTCTGGCTAACTTGGCCCCCACGTTGCGGTTCACCGCGCCCAGGTTGTGCGTGTCCCTTCGGCGGTGGTAGTAGGTGATGGGAATGTGGTTGCGGTGGGAGTACAGCACCCCCGCCACGCCGTGGTCCCCATCGGCGGCCACCACGATCTCAAAGTCCCCGTAGGTTTGCAGCCTCAGGGCGTACAGGCACAGGTCCAGGTTGTCGTCCCTGCCGTCGCCCACCGGGATGATGATGGAGATCATGCTCGCAACCTTTCCGCCTCGCGCTCCAGGATGGCCGCCAGGCATTCCTGGTTACAGGCGTGCAGGGGGATCTCCTCCCACTCCCAATAGGCCTGCCCGTCCAGCGTGCCCACGTTCTTGGCGATGGTGATCTCCACGCGGCTGCACTCGAAGCGGTCTATTTCCTTCCCACAGCCGTCGCATATGCACTTGAGCGTCACGTTATGTCCTCCAATGTTCCCGTTGACGGGAAGAGTTACTCCGCCCCCCAGACCATCTCCGCGATGACGCCGTGCTCGTGGAAGCGCACGCGTGTGGGACGCTCCTTGGCCACCACGCGCCCCCATGGATGTGGTACGGCAAACTCATAGGGACCGATCTTGCTCAGGTCGTATCGAACACACCATTCCTCAGAACCCTCATAGACGCATAGAGCGTCATCGTCCACACCCTGTTTCAGGAAGAGTTCCCGCAGCCTGTGCGCCTGTTTCTCTGTCGGCACAGACACCACGAACTCTATATGCTCATCGGAACACACCCGCACGAGACTTGCGAAAGTGCTCGGCTGCTTCATCTGCCCTCCACCGGCTCGTAGGTCTTGTGGAAAATGTGCGGCTTGCAGGGGTATATCTCACCCGCTACCCCTCTGATGATCCAGTCCTGTGGACTGGCGATGGTGTAGCCTTCCAGCGTTGCCACCTGGAGCCGTCCCGTCCATGTCACGTGGTCGCCGCCCACCTCACGGAAGATGTGCATGGGGTATTTGCACTGCAACACCCTGGCGGATTCCTCCGACCCGTCGAAGTGATCCGCCTCCACAATCACGGGTTTCTTGCGGTACTTCATCTGTCCGCCTCGTACACCGCCGTCCAATAGCCGCCCCGATACCATAGGTCAACCCTTCGCTCCGGGCAGTAGGTCTGAAGATAGCAGCGTATGAACCGAGCTTCCATGATACACTGAGCAACCAGCCTGGGGCCGCGAAAGCCAGTTGCGGACACCGGCAGTCTATCCAACTCCGCACGTAGTTCAGCGAGAATGTCCTCAGGACTCCGCAGTCGGCACTCGTCCAGGTGCCCGAAGGGACAGATGCTAGGGCATCTGAAGTAGCGGCAGGCGGGCGTATTGGACGACATTATCCCTTCTTCTCCACAGGCCACTCCCAATCCGGCAGACACCACGCGGCTTGCTCGCCCCGGAACCACCTCGGGTGCAGCTCCCGAATGAGCGCCATGACCCGCGCCTCATTGTGCACGGCAGTGGGTTCCTTGGGGTGGGCCATGTGGCACCCCGCCATGCCCCGCGAGAAGGAGAATCCGTAACCCTTCTCCGCGCATTTCAGGGAGTATTCCCCGTCCTCCCCCCCGTAGAAGGTGAAGCGCTCCTCAAACGGTCCCACCTCCTCCCAGATGTGTCTGGGCACCAGGATGCTCCCCCCCACCAGGGTGAGCGGCGAGTAGCAGATGGCGGACTCGTCGGCGAACAGGTCCGGCATCCGGCCCTGGTCGTGCCACGCCTCGCGCACGTCCTTGCCGATGGGCGTGAGTTCCTGCAACACCTGTCGGGTGGGCAGCGTCATCTCCCAAATGGGCGTCCATTGCCGGATGGACTGGTGGGTGATGCGCATCCCCGGCAGGTACTTGAAATAGCCCCCGATGACGCGGTTGGGGTTCTCTTCCAGCAATCGCAACCCGTTCTCGATGGCCGTGGGGTTCAACAGGATGTCCGAGTCGATGAACCACAGGTGCCCCCCGGCAAGCCTGGCCCCCATGTTGCGCGTCCTTGCCAGCCCCCAGCCGTCGTGCTTGTGCCAGACGTACTCCACCTTCAACGCACAGTCGTAGCTCGCGTAGTCCTGGATCGTCTCGAAAGTATCATCCTCGGAGCCGTCGTCCGCCACGACGACGCGGGGCTGCACCGTCTGGCACTCCAGGGCTTCCAGGCAGAAGCCGATGCGATCCGCGCGGTTGTAGGTAGCGATGACTACCGTGATGTCCATTGTCCCCCCATCAGCAGTACACCGAGCATCCAGAAGAGCAAGCACACGGTCCAGAAGGCGATAGCGCGCAGGGTCTTTAGCATCGTAGTACCCTGCCCACCATCTTGCAGTTACTGCACTTGGGTTCCCCACGAATGAGCGCCTTGCCCAGATCCTCCAGGGAGTGGATTGGGTTCGCCGCCGAGTTGCACTCGCTGCACACGCAGTAGATGTCCATGCGATAGTGATCCACCCAGGCCATCAGGCGGATACCGTCTATCTCAAAGTCGTAGCGCCCCCGGAAGGTGTGCCAATCGTGCGCATCCCCCGCCACCCAGCCCCCATAGCTAGGTGCTTTGCCGAGCACCCGCTCGCACCACTTGGTAATCCGAGCTTGGTGTTTGTTCTGCACCTTGAGCCTAGCATCCATATAGGCAGCCACCGCATTGTCCAGCAGCGTCATGTGAGCACCCCGATCAGTTCCCGCAGGAAGTAGGCCACCGTGAGTATCAGGGCCAGGAGCAGCAGGTAGATATCCACCAGGACTCCCTTCCAGGCATCCCGATCACCCCAGGCCAGTTGGATGATCCCCAGCCCCACGACGACGAGCGCCAGAGCAAAGCCCCCCAGGATGACCCACATCACAGCACCTCCTTCAGTTGCCTGGCATACTCCCTGGCCCAGTCCTGCTCCACCGGGGGAAGGTCAACGAACCCCATCTGGGCTAAGCGTTGACAGTGCGCGAAGTGCTTCTTGAAGGGGTATTGGTACACGTAGGCCATCGCGTTGGCTCGCACGTAGTGCATGAACGCCGCCAACGGCTCCTCGCCAAAGTCCTGGAACAGGTGCACGTCGCTGGGCAGGTCGGGCCACTTCTGCAAGAGCCGCGCCCTGTTCGGGTCGGCGGAAGTGGGTTCGCCGGAGCCATGCTCGTAGTGGTAGACCTCACACTTCGGGGTGTAGACCACCTTCCAACCCTCCTCGCGGCTCCGATAGGCAAAGTCCACGTCCTCGAACTGTCCTCCCGCGAAGCCCTCGTCCAGCCCATCCAACTCCTCCCACAGGCACCGGCGGATGAGCGCGCAGGCGAAGGTCACGCAGTTGATCTCCCGCCGCACGTTCACCTCCGGGGCATCCCGGCGAGCGTATCGGTGGATGTGGAAGGGTCCCCCCTTGTCTCTGGCGACTCCGGCGTGTTGGATGGTGTTCGCGTGGGGCGTCCCGCGGGGGTAGATGAGTTTGCCCCCCACGATACCCACGGCGGGGTCCGCCATCTCGTCCAGCAGCGCACCGAGCCAGCCCACGCAGACCTTGGTGTCCGAGTTCAGCAAACAGATGTACTCCGACTCCGTTTGGGCGACGGCCTGGTTCACGTTCGGCGGGAAGCCGTGTGGTCCCCGATTGTGCAGCACCGTGATCCCGTCCAGGGCGTACTCGTCCAGCAGGTCGATGGTCTCGGCGTCGGGGGACGCATCGTCACTGAGCACCAGCTCGTAGGGGACCAGCGTGTTGGCGCGCACGCTGCGCACGCATTGCCGCAGCAGGTCCGCCCTGCCGTAGACGGGCACGATGATGGCGACGGTCATAAAAACCTCCGTCTGGATACTCCCCCTTTTAAGGGGGAGAGGAAAGACGGGCAAGCCGCTGGCTTGCATCTTTCCGTTGGATACGTTATAATTCCTATATGAAACTCACGGCTAAGATCAAGCTGCAACCCACGCCCGAACAGTACGCCGCGCTGCTCCAAACTTTGGAGACAGCCAACGCCGCCTGCAACGACATCAGCCAGCAGGCGTGGGCGAGCCAGACGTTTCAGCAGTACCCGCTGCACCACCTCGCCTACCACGCCGTGCGCGAACGCTACGGCCTGTCCGCCCAGATGGCGGTGCGGGCTATCGGCAAGGTGTCCGACGCCTACAAGCTCGACAAACGAACCCGGCGCACCTTCCAGCCGCGCGGCGCGTTCCCCTACGATGACCGCATCCTCAGCTTCCGCACCGACGAGCAGATGGTGAGTATCTGGACGCTTGAGGGTCGCCAGCGCATGCCGTACCTGTGTGGTGAGCGCCAGCGCGAGCTGCTGGAGGGCGACCGGGGCGAGGCCGACCTGTGCTACATCGGCGGCGAGTTCTACCTGTTCGTCGCCTGCGAAGTCGAGACGCCAGCGCCAGAGGACGTTGGCGGGTTCCTCGGCATCGACCTCGGCGTCGTCAACCTCGCGGCAGACAGCGACGGCCAGCAGTACAGCGGCGAGCAGGTTGAAGACCAGCGCCGCAAGTACCAGCACCGCCGCCGCAACCTCCAGCGCAAGGGGACGCGGGCGGCCAAGCGCAAGCTCCGCCAGATATCCGGCAAGCAACAGCGCTACCAGACAGACACCAACCACCGCATCAGCAAGCGTATCGTGCAGACCGCGCAAGACACCGGGCGCGGGATCGCCCTCGAAGACCTCAAGGGCATCCGTGACCGGGTAACGGTTCGGCGCAAGCAGAGGGCACGACACGCGAACTGGGCGTTCCACGAGCTTCGCCAGTTTATTGAGTACAAGGCAGCCCTCGCCGGTGTGCCAGTTGTCGTGGTTGACCCGCGCAACACCTCGCGCACCTGCCCCGTATGCGGTTGTGTCGATAAGCGCAACCGTCCCGATCAAAGCACCTTCTCCTGCGTATCGTGCGGATACTCTGCTAATGCCGATACCACTGCGGCAGTGAATATCGCTGCCAGGGCCGCTGTCAACCGGCCAAACGGGCTAATCGCCCAGGGTAGCGCGGCGTAAGCCGCAGCTACAAGCTTCCCCCTTTAGGGGGGAGTAGTTGACCCAGAACCCTGTGCCATTCTCGGTCTCGCGGCGCTCGACCTCGCGGATGCACTCTACGAGATAGTTCGCTGCCGCGTGTAACGCCGCTTTCCGTGCGGCGTCAATGAGCGCCTCATGTTGTCGGTTCCGAGTCTCGCGCTCCTCGCAGTCCACGATCCCCCCTATGGCTCCATACCCAATCGGTTACGCATATCCGCTAGGTATTCCTGAATGCGGTGGAGTCCCCCTATGCTGGCGCGTACTTGTTGCGTAACATCATCGATTGTGGTACTGGGTCCAGTCAGGGCACAGACCCTCATCTCCTTATCGCCTGTCGGCTTCGGCCAAGTCATCCCGAGAAGGTGGAGCGTCTTATCCACCTGAACGGCTAGCTCCTGGCTGAGAGACAGCAGACTGGCCTCGGAACGGTCCTTCTCTTGCGTCACGATCCCTCCTACACGAACACTACCGGATAAGGGGTATCGGGCATCTCGGGTTCCTCCCCCTTCTCCCTTTGCACCAGCCACGCCTTCCACTCGTCGAAGCCGGGGTCCTTGGGGGGGGGCGGCTCCAGGAAGGTGTGCATCGTCACCTCGATATGGGACGCGTTCTCCGGCTCGGCGTTCGCCTTCACCAGGGAGTAGAGCATCTCCAAGGCGTCGATGCCATCCACCTTGCTGCCGTTGGGGTACTGGTCCAGTTGCTCCTTCAGCACGTCCTGCCCATCCTCCGCGATCAGGATGTAGGCGTTCTCCAGGGGCATCTGTAGGGAGTTCATGCGCAGCACCTTGTTCGCCGTGGACTTGATGGGCGTGAAGTCGATGTAGATACCCGCCGCCATGCTGGATTCCGCGCTGGTCTCCTTGAAGAACGCCTGGAACTGGTTCGTCTCCATCCCCCACTTCGCCACGGGATACTCCTTGGCGTAGGCGTTCTGGGTCTCCATGATCTGGTAGGGGGTCCTGCGCTGGATGTCAGCCACCAGGACGAAGATCCTGCCGTCGGGGGCCACTGCACCGACCAGGATGGCCGAAGGGTCCGCCGTGTCGGACTGGCCCATACTGGGGTCCGTGGCGGCGAACACCTGACAGGCTTCCAGGGGCCACGGCTTTCTCCCCGATGCCTTGCCGTCCTTCCAGGGGACCATCACCTGAAGGTACTTGCCGTTCGTCTCCACAACCTGCCACTTGAAGGTCTCGTAGCGGAAGTAGGTGTCCTCGGGGTTGCGCGGCTCGTTCAGGTACTCCGTGTAGAAGGCTTCACTCCCCGACGAGTACCGGATCTCCATCAGGTCGTAGTAGGAGTAGACGCTGGGGAAGGACACCTGCGCCCCCGCCAGCATCTCCGCCTCGTGGGCCATGAAGAAGACCCTGGCCCGCTCTCGGGCGTCGGGGTCGCGCTCCGTGAACAGCCGCGCCCACTCCTCCCACAAACCACTGGGGGCGAAGGCGAAGGTCTCCCCCACCTTGGGGACGGCGCGATACATCCGGGAGCGGAACATCGGGTTGTTCACCGCGTGCTTCAGCAGGCAGTCGTGGTGCAGGAAGTTGCCCACCATGAGCACCTTCGTCCGGTGCCGCTCCCCTGCGGGAAGGATGGAGTTGTACAGCCGCTGGCGGTCCTTGAGCCGCTGCGTCTCCGACTGGACGGACTCCAGGTTCTCCATATCATCCAGGATCATCAGGTCGGGACGCTGGTTGCGGTACTTCCGGCCCCGGATCTTGCTGCCCGCGCCCAGGGCCTCCACCAGAATCTTCGTGGAGACCTCGATGGAGTCCTCCGACCACCTGTTGCCCATCAGGTTGCCAAAGTGCTCCTTGATGCGCTCGTTGTCCGTGAGTTCCGCCTTGATGGTCCCCAGTTGCCCCTTGGCCTGATCGTAGGACTCCTGCATGATGATGATGTAACGGCGCTTCTTGAACAGGATGCACCACAGGGGAAAGGCGTTGGAGACGATGGTCGTCTTGCCCGACCCTCGGGGCATGGCGATGGCCATGTTCTCCACATCGGGGTCCTCGATGAGCCGCCGAAGGTCCTCGAACAACTCCAGGTGGGGCGGGGAGAAGGGCTTGGTGAAGTGGTGGCTCAGGTAGAAGCGGCAGAAGAACTCCAGGTCGAACTCCGCCAGGTCCCTGACCGTCTGGTCGGTGACGGGGCGGTCGGACCACTCCAGGTCCTCCAGTTGCTCCAGGGAGAAGTTGGCGCGCAGCCGCTCCCCGATGAGGGCATAGTCCTCACTCGTCAGTTTCATCGATGGTGACTTCCCGCATGGTGACGCGTCTGGGGTTCATCCTCTCGTACAGGTCTCGCAGGGTGGGTCCCTCCTGGCGGGGGAGCGGGTTGTACTGGACGGGGGGCTGGATGCGCTCCACGATCTCCTGGAACTGGATCGCTCGCTCCCAGTGCTGCTGGAGGTAGTTCTGCACCTCGGGGGAGAGTTCCTTGCCCTCCGCCTCCTCGCGGTCAATGGCCGCTTCCAGTCTCTCGCGGGAGAATCTCAGCAGGGTGTGCAGCTCCATGAGGGGGTCGGAGATGACCTGCTTGTTCTGGAAGTGGCGGCGCAGCCTGCCCGCAGGAAGGAGTTCCTCGTCGGGGATGGTGGCGAGGTATGCCTTGATGTCCTCGGGGGCGTAGGAGACCCCGTATTGGCGCTCGATCTCCGCCGCGACGCGCCAGGGGTGCCAGTCGGAGCAGAGCATCTGGTGGATGAGTTCCTGGTGCTCCGACCCCTCCACGGGGTTGCGCGTGGCGGGTAGGTCGCTCACTGGTGCCCCCGGTACAGGTTGTCGTGGCGCATCCGCCAGTCGTGGAGTTGCTCGGGGTTCATGTCCAGCAAGGGTTCCAGCTTACGGGGGGGCAGGCACTGGTGCACGATGCGGCGACCCCACTCGGAGCGCAGGAACCACGCTGCGTCATCGTGCCACTCTGGTATGGCGAGATCCCGGTAGGCTCTCAGGACGATGGCCGCGCACAGGGGCCGGAGTTCGTCGGTGTGGATCATCACATCCCCCATAACTCGGGTTCTTCGCGGATCATGCCAGATTGCCAAGCGGTCAGCTTCTCGATGACCAGTGAGCGAGGAACAAAGACGCACTCAGAGGACCACTCACCGGAAGTCTGCACAGCCGTGGGATAGGTCGTGCGCCAGTCTTGCCAGTAGCGGGAGAACACTTCGCATAGCGGCGGAAAGGCCACCAGGAAGAATCGCCCGGTGTCCTGCCAGAACCAGAGCACGTAATCCGTGCGCTTGTCGGGGTTTCTCGTCCAGCCAATCTTCCCGCCAACGACGCTCCATGTTTCGAGGGCGAGATCATCCTGACCCCTGACGGCGTAGTCTTCATCGCGGACCTTGACATCCACCGATAGGTCGGGCAGTCCATGCCGCTTGGCCCAATAATCCGTACCCTGGCGATCAGCGTCTTGGCTGGCGGGAATGACGTCGTAGCAGTGGGGAATCCGGTCTCGCAGAATGCGGGCGATGCCGCCATGCAGGAAGCCCTGGGACCAAGTGAGGCGCTCTGTGAAATCGTAGTAGCGCATCAGGCGTTCCCCCAGGCATCGAACCCCTCTCGCTCCTGGCGGGCAAACATATCCAGGCGGGGCGCGGGTGAACAGGATGCAATGAGGTCATAGGCCAGTTGGGGCTTCACGGAGTGCTCGCCCTCGCGCGGGGCCTGGAACCAGGTGCCCACATCGAAGCGCAGCAACCGCTGGGAACCCTTCACGCCGAACAGGATGTGCTCGGTGTTGTTGCGAAAGTAGGTCCCGATGCCTATGCTCGGTTTGCACCAGGTTAGGGTCGTGATGTAGCGAAAGCCCCAGGCGTCCAGCAGGCGAAAGCCCTTGGGCAGGCTGCGATTGGTGATCCATAGATAGAGGTGGCAGTCGTGGTCCGCAAGATCGCGTACCGGTAGCGCCTCCAGTTCCGCGATGGGCATGGTAGCGTACTTGGGAACACCGCGTCCCATCTGGGAGACATCCCCCTCGTCGCCCCAATCCCAGGGCGGGTCGATCACGAGGGTGCGGTATTTACCCGTTGGCGCTACTATTGCATCCAGGGTCTCGGCATCGCGCCGCCTACGGTGTTCGCGCTTGGCGGCAGCGACATTGGTGAACCCCTCGCTCAGGAGCTGTACCACAGCCCGCTGCTCTTCGGGTTCTAGGCGCGCCAGGGCCAAGAGTTCCTTCTGGTTGTCGGCAATAGGCGTGTTGCGCAGCGCGTCCCGCAGGTCTTCGGGGATGGACTCGGCAATGCGGACGGCGCGCTCGACGGTGCGGCGGGATGTGCCGGTCTGGGCGGCGGCGGATTCGGAAAACGGCTGAATCAAGTCGCCATCTTGTCGTTTTGATTGCGCCCGCTCACTACGCCTGTCTCCACCATGTCGCGTTTCCGGGTGCAGCGCTTCGTAGATAGCCTTACGTTCGGCAAGTTGCTCGGCGCGTTCTAGAGCGGTGAGTTCGGCCCGTTGCAGGTTCTCGTCGATCTCTATCAACCGCGCTCGCATGTCGTCCACCGGGAGAATGACGGCGGGTATGGTGTCCCTGCCCAACATGCGAAAGGCACACAGCCTGCGGTGGCCCGCGATGAGCACGCGGTCTTCACTCACCGTGATGGGCTGCAAGAGGCCCACGGTGTCGATGCTCTGGGCCAGGGCCGAGATATCCTTGGCGGGCCGTCGGTTATTCGGGATTGTAATGTCATCGAGCGGTAGGCTGTGGATGTGCATATGGTTGGCCTATTGCGGCTTGTAGGTGCTCCCCGCTGCATAGATGTTCAGGCGGTCTAGGATCTCCTCGATGGGAAGGTTGTCGGTGTCGTCGTCAAGCCCCCAGAGCTTTGCCAGGGTGCGGAAGCCCCATTCGATGCTGGCGAAGGCGATCTGCATCTGTACGGCGCGCTGCCAGTCATCCATCGTTCTCCCCCAGGGCCTCCTTGAAGGGTGGCTCGTCGTAGGTGTAGCCGTAGGTATCGCGCAGGTAGGAGAGCATCAGGCGTTTCTCTTCCCTGGACGGGGAGGGGTGATGGCACAGACGACAGAGCATGGCGACGTTCCGCACGTCTTCCCGCAGATACCGATACCGTCCAACACAGCGGGAACGGGGGATGATGTGATGCATCTCCGTGGCGCGGATGCGTTGGCCCTGGAGAGAGCAGAGCACGCAGAACCCGCGGTCCCGTTCCCAAACCAACTCGTATACCATCACCCCTCGCTTATGATAATACGATATCGGCTTCGCGGTGTCAATAACTTTCTAGACATGAACCGGCAGGATAACGCAAAGTCCATATTGTGCGGCCACTATTCTGTGGTATGATGGGATAGGAGGTGCGATGAGGGAGATACCCTTGACGCAGGGGAAGGTGACGCTCGTTGACGACGCGGATTACGAGTGGCTGAGCATGTGGCGGTGGGAGTACCAGTCAGGCTATGCGGTGCGGAAGGAGGATGGGAGGACCATTCGGATGCATCGGGAGATTACGGACTGCCCACCGGGGTTCGACGTGGACCACATCAACCGGAACCGCCTGGACAACCGGCGCAGCAACCTGCGGGTGGTCACGAGGTGGGGGAACAACCTGAATCGCCAGATGAGGACGGGGACCCTGGCGGTGATCTACTTTGCGAACCGCAGAAGGGTGTTGGGGGAATACCCCACGGAGGAACTGGCCCGGGAGGCGGAACGGAAGGAGAAGGAGCGGCTGTATAATCGGTCAATGTTCCCGTCAACGGGAAGAATGGGGGAGTGATGCGTAGCGATCCCTACATCGAGGTAGAGTGCGAGAAGTGCGGGGAGATCGAGCGGGTGGAGCTGGCGCGGACGGCTCGGGGATGGGATGACCGGTACGTGGATCGGGTGCTGGAGAGGATGGGCTGGTCCGTACAGCCCGACCTGTGCCCAGAGTGCAAGCAATGACCCCCTTCGAGATAAAGCTGTTCGAAGAGATGCTGGATGGCTGCGGATTGTGGCTACTCCCCGAGGGGGGTCTGTGTCTGCGCGTGTATGCGGAGGAACCGCTGGGTCTCGCGGGATTGCTGCGGGCGTGCCTATCGGATGAACCGTGTGTCTTCGAGTGCAGCGACGCCTGGACGCTGTACGGCTGGATACACCGGAACTAGTAGGACGGGTACTCCCCACCGGGAAAGACCAGCTTCGTCCCCAAACACAGCCCCCCCACGCAGTGGTAGTAGATCCCCTCCGGCGTCCAGCACGGCTGGCTCCCGTACCACCTCAGGTTGTGGGTGAGCACGCCGTCCCACCACATGATCTGGCCGTTCGTGTAGTACAGGCCCTTCGGTCCCCACGCGGGATCATCCCCGTGCGTGAGGCGCAGGTCGTCGACCCAGATGTAGCGGTCCTTCTCGTAGGCGATGCGCCCATCCGCCGAGATGGAGGGACGATACCCATCGTACCGCTTCGTATGAACCCCGTCCCGGTACTCCCACACCCCGTTGCCCCGCTCGTACACGAGCACCCCGCTCGCGCAACTGAGATGGGACTCCCATTCCGGCGTGTTGGTGATCCGCTCCCCCCAGTGGATGTCCCCGTCCAACACGTAGGCCAGCGTCCCGTCACACCAGACGGGGTAGCTGCCCTCGCCTATCCTTCCGTGCTCGTTGTAGATGCCATCCGGTGTGTGATACACTAACTCCCGATAGGCAGGCGGAACCATCACCAGCGGGATGAACACCAAGAGCAGAAGCATGTGCCCTCCTACAGGAAGCGATCCACGGGAGCCATCGCCTTGTGGGCGGTGGACAGGTCTTCATCCACCTGCTTCAGGTACCTGCTCACCACCGCCAGCGTACTGTGCCCCAACAGCCGTTGCAACGTCACCAGGTCCATCCCCGCCCGCAAGCAGTTGATGGCAAACGCCCGCCGGAACATGTGCGGACTCGGTGCGGGAACCCCCGCCTTCTCTGCCCGGCGCTCCAACATGCTCCGTATGCAGTACCGCGTGATCCGCTGCCCATCATCCATCACCCACAGGGGTGGCGATTCCTTCCGGTGCCGCATGTACCGCACCAGAGCCAGCTGTGTCTTGGCCCCCACGAACACCGTCCGAAACCCCCCCTTGCCCCTGCGCACCAGCACGCTCCCCCCACTCACGTCCCCACAGTCCAGCGCAATGAGCTCCCCCAACCGGCAGCCCGTGTCCAGCATGAACATCAGCAAGGCCCGATCCCGATACCCGTAGAACGTCTTCCGACACGTCGCCAACAACGCCTGTACGTCTGCCACTTCCACCGGGTCCAGTATCTGCCTGGGTACCTTCGGCGGCGGCACACGCTCTATGGGATTCTCCCCCCCATACTCCCCATGATACCAGTTCAGCATCGCCCGCAACGCCCTGTAGAACCCGTGTACCCCGCCGGGATTGTGATCCCGCGCATACTCCACCAGGAACTCCCGCACGTCTTTGGGCCTGATCGCCATCGACCCAAAGGGCGCGTGCGCTAACTGCTCCCCATACCACTCCACCGTCCTGGCAGCTAACCCCCGCGCCCGCCTGTCCAACAGAAACTCCTCCACCATCTCCCCGAACGTCGGTGGCACTGCGCCCCCCTTCCTTCACCAGTACAGGGGGATATACCATCATCAGGCGGAGAGGGCGGGATTTGAACCCGCGACGGGTTGCCCCGTACACGATTTCCAATCGTGCCAGCGGACGGCCCCAAGACTATCCCCCACCCTACCCCACCATACCCCCCGTAATCCCCCTGACCCCCTGAATGCCGCGTCGTAGGTACTATACCACACCCCCCACCGGAAGTCCATGTCAGTTGGGTGATAATGGGGCAAAAATGGTGGGCATAGGTGGTGGGAAGAAGAAGGGCTTGCCGGTGGTGGGGGGGGGTCTACGGATTTGCGGGCGTTGTCGTGGGTCGGCGTTGTGGTGCGTCGTGGTGGGTCGGCGTCGTGGGTCGGTGGTGGTGGGTGGGGAAAGCAAACGGGCCCGGCGGTCAGGCCGGGCCCGCGGTATCAGTAGTCGTGGCGTGGCGTGCGTAGCTCACGCTCGGCGCGGTCGTAGGCCGCGCGGATGTCACGGGCCGTGGGCTTGCGCCCGGCTCGCTCGACCCACACGAGATAGCGGCGAGCGCGAGCGTGAAGGCCGTCGGACGCTGCGACACGGTTTGCAGACATGGTGCCCCCCTTGCTACTAGTCCCAATCTACAGCCCGAGTATAGCACACCGGAGCCAGTGTGTCAAGGGGTTACGCATAGTAGTGGTAGCGTGCGTTGGGTCGGGGCCTTGGCGCGGTGGGCCAGTACGGGCGTGGGGCACATATAGTAGTAGGCGGTTGCTCGCGTAGTGTGTGTGGCCGGCGCGTGGCCCGTAGGGGCTAGCCGGTGGTGGCGGGTCGGCGGGGCGATGGTGGCGGGGTGCACCGGGGCGGCTCGTTGTCGGCGGGGTGGCGCGTAGCCGGTGGGTGGGCGTGTGGGCGGGAGCGCACCGGTAGGCCAGGGGTGGCGCGCAGCCGGTGGGTGGGCGTGTGGGCCTTGGCGCCCGGTGGCGTGGGCGCAGTGCGCGTGGGTGGGCCAACACGCGGGGAGCTTGGCGCGTTGGGGTAGCGCGTCGGTAGCCGGTGGCGACGCTCCCGCGTGGCCCCGGGGTGGGTGCCCAGCCGTTGAACGGCAGGAAAACCTGCAAAACTCGCCCCTTTTCGCCCTTCCCCGCAGCCTAAACCCGGCTTTTTGTTTACCTTTCCTGCACGAATGGCAACCCTTGCGCGCACGGCTCGCTCGTTCACACTACTGGGGTATTGACAGTGTGATACCGATATGCTAGTATGGGCATAGGTTGGACGTAGCTATGAAGACGGAGGGGTGACATGCACGCGGATTGTGTCATTGCATGGTCCGAGCCGGTGGCGGATCGCTGGGGTGACGAGGCGTTGCGGCATTACGTGGCCTACGCAGACAACTACGGTACCGCCATCGGCACCGTTACCGAGTGTGAAACCGCCGACGGCGCCGCTGCCTACGCACACACGATAGCACGCGGGCTAGAGGTCGTAACCGACGAGCTCATATGGGACTAGCCTAGCCCATCGCCCAGGGCGCCCAACCCACGTTGGGCGTCCAAGGTGGCGGGTTAGCGCACAAGGAGGGGTGACATGGGACGCAAGCTACAGCCGGGCGACGCGGTCACCGTGACGCGAGAGGTCAAACCGTACTACGCAGGCTACGGGGTTACGCCCGACATGACCATCCGGCCCGGCATGGTCGGCTCGTTCGTCAAGGGCGGCATCCCGTCCACGTGCCGCAACCGCACGTTTGCCATCGCCGACTTTGTGGTCAACGGCGTCGTGTGGCGTGTGGCGGATTGCGACGGCGCCACCTTCCAACCCCTAGACTAGCCCATCGATGCGCTGCGCCGTAGCACTCGGTTACGGCGCAGGCATGGGCGGACTAGCAGCAAGGGAAGTGGAGGCAGACATGATCGGCATAGCGGCATTCTTGGTGTTTACCGCGATCGTCCTGGTGTTGGTCTATGTACACTCGGCGATATAGGCGCAGTGGGCAAAGGGGGCACAACGTGGACACACTCACCAAGGCAGCGCAAGTGTACCGGGCTCGGCGGGCGCGGCGTGCGCACCCTGCCGGGTCGCGGGATGGGGGCGGGCGGTGGTACCCGGCGGACGGCGAGCGGTGCGCGTGCTGCGCGGGCATCCGCCCGCCGTCGCGTGCATGGCCGTGGTCACTCATGACTCACTGCCGCACGGCGCGACACGTCGCGACACTATACGGTGTGGACGTCGCCGAACTCCGGCGAGCGGCGCGGGGTTAGTCCATCGCGGCTCTGCGCCCATCGGCGGATGGGCGCAGGTCGGGGCGGACTAGCAGCAAAGGGGGCAGACATGCGTTATCTAGACCGGGATGGGCGCCACCACGAGCGCGATTTCTCCACCACGCAGCTAACCTGGCAAGGCGTATCGTTCACGGCCCGACTGCTACCGTGCGGGACCCGCTGGCTGCTGGTCGAGACAAACGCCAGCTGGCGCCATCGGCTGCGCGAGTACTACGCTGAGCGGTGCGCCTGGTGTGAAGGCCACAACGTCCCGCGTCGGTTTGCCACAAACGACACATGCCGCCGGTTCCTTTTGGTGCCCGTCTCTGGATCCCGGAGGCTGTGCGGACCCTTTGTGACTGCACACTTTCGCCAGGAGGCAACATGAATCAGGCACAACTGAACCGACTGGGGCAGCAACACATCGCCAGCATCCGCGAGGCCGTGCGGGCAACGTGGGTACGCGCGTGTGAGTATGACGGGATCGACCCGTCGGCGCCGTTTGTCGTGTTCTCCGACGACAACCCACACCGAGAGCCATACAACGCCCTAGTAGAGAAGCTGTTCGAGATGCAGGCCCAGTATCGAGCTGGGGGATACGTGGGGCTGCGGATGCGCTAGTCCTCTGCCGTCGGTGGCCTGTAGGGTTACAGGCCACTAGGGTAGCGGATTAGTACACAGAAGGGGGCAACATGGAGCGGCTGGACTTTGGCGCGATCATGGAGCAAGACGGGTGGTTTGACGAGTACGAGCTTTACTGCCCGTTTTGCCAGGGAGACGGGCAGGACGAGGACGGCGACGAGTGCGAACAGTGCGCCGGTGCAGGTGTGTTCGAGGTGCTGTGGAACACCGCCTTTGGCGTCGATGTGCCCCACGGGGCCGACAGGGAAGAGGCGCGTAAAACCGCCTGGGATGCCGGATTCTGCCTGATCGAGCACAACGGGGCCGATTATCTACTGATGGGGAGCTGCGGCCAAGATAACACGTGGGTGCTGCACTCGCTGCGGTGGGAGCTGCAACGCTACCTTGAGCCAGAGGCCATCGCAGAATGCCTGCACAGCGGCGGGTATGTGTTTGTACCGCCAGAGCGGCGCCGCGAGATGATCGCCTACTTTCGCCAGCACCTACCGACTCCGGACGAGTACGCCAGGAACTACGCACGCGACATGGCCAGACTCGACGACATCGCCGCCGATACGTCGGTCTAGGCTAGACGTTGGGGCTCTCATCCGAGAGCCCCAACGACGAAGAGGGGGAAACATGGAGGCTCTGAAGGCCGTGGGTTTGGGCGATGCCAGCAACACGATCATGAGCGCGTTCCACGACATGGAGATCGCCGAGGAGGTCATAGCGGCTGAGAAGCGCCGCTATCCGAGGCAAGCCGAGCTGATCGACACCATCTTCATCGCGTGCAAGCCGCCTGAGGAGCTGCCGCGTACAGCACCGGCGGCTCTGTATCGGCTACACGTCAAGCAACTGATCGCCAAGCTGCTACGCAGTGAGCGGCTGGACACACCGACGCACGTTGAGTGCGTATGCATCGGCTTGCGCATGTCTGAACTAGCGCCGCTGCCACCGCGATTGTACGACTGGCTGCTATCTGATGCCGAAACCTGCGCAGTCTTTGGCGTCGGCACGACGCAAACCGACGAGTACAACGCGCTACGCTGGTATAGCGAGATGGTGCGCCTATATCGCCAAGTGCACGGCGATGCTCGGCAACGGGCATACGACAAGCGTATGTGGAGCTGACGGCTAGCACTCCACCCGCCGGGGCTCTCACCCGAGGGCTCCGGCGGCTAACAGGAAAGGGGGCAACGTGGAGACGCTGGGCGTGCTGACGATATCGGGCGAGCGGTGGAGCTGCCCGACCTATGACGGGGTGCAACTCGGAGCGGGGCGGTGGGAGCGCCAAACCGTGCGTTTTCGGCTCGTGTCTGGTGGGTATGCCCGCAAGGGCCGGTTGTATCGCACCTACGACCCTGCGGCTTTAGCGCGCGCATATCGGTATCGGGAGTGGCGGGCTACGGGACTGAACTATGAGCCGCGCTATCGGTGGGAGGCGCGGGGCTCGAATCCTGAGGACGAGATCACTCGGTGGGGGGGCTGACATGGGGCGGACGGTCGTTCGCTGGAACAAGGGCAACGTTGAGAGTGCGCTCGGCGCAGCCGCAAAGCTGGCGGCTGAGTGGGGCTCTGATCGCTACGTCTTTGCTACTGCATACGGCTACCAGATCGGCGCGGAACCGCCGCCGTTCTGGCACGATTACATCCGTCTGGCACCGACGGGGGCGGTCACCGAACACACGTTCGAGCCGGTCACCCGAGAATGGACGGTGGTCGAGCGGGGCACCTGGAAGGAGTGAGGAATCATGGACCTGAAGAAGGCTCGTAACCGCTGCATGTCCAAAGCCTACGCGTTTGCCAGGGCTGGCAACGCGCGGTGGGCGCAAGTCTGGATAGACCGGGCGGCCATGCACTGGCCGGTGGGGCCACAACAACTGACACACGCTAACCGGCTCCTACGGGAGGCGCACGATGCTGATACGACTACATAGGCGTTGGCGGTCTGGTAGGGTCGTGTCTGAGTGCGGCGAGCGCCAGACGCTGCGGGTCGACCTGAGCGGTAGGGCGGCTCTCGTGAGCACCTACCACGGCATTCCTGATCGGGTGATTCTTCCCGTTGACGGGAACATTGCTGAACATAAGGGGGGTGAGTCATGACACTGGGCGGGCTGGAGCGTGAGGGGCTTAGGGTCTGCCGCTGGCGGGGGTGAGCCATGACGACTGATAAGCGATTGGCCACGGCTGGCGCATATGTCGCTGACGTGACGGATAGCGAGCTGCGGGTGCTCAAGCGCCTCTGGGGCGACTGGGTCGGAACCCCACTGTACGCACAGCGGATAGACGACGACGAATACCCGTGGCGGCTCTACTCACCGTGTGGCCTGCGAGACCCGCGATTGCGCTTGGGATATGCGACCGAGGCGTTTGGCTTCGTCCAGGGGGTCAGGGCTGCATTGCGCGAGGTGGGGTCATGAGAGAGTACGATTGGCTCTGCTGCGGCTACAAGGACGCCCTGGAGGGCGCACCCGCCAAGCGTGCGCCCGACGTGCCCACGGAAGAGCTGTACATGATCGAGACGCAAGCTCTGCCTGAGGTGCGGGCCTACTGGCGGGGCTGGCGGTCCGGCATACTGGATCGGGTGTCTCGCACCCTGGGGCGCTAGTCCATCGATGCGCTGGGCACAACGGCGGTTGTGCTCAGGCATGGGCGGATTAGCACAGAGGAGGCAGTGTCACATGGGTTATATAGAACGACCAGAGCAAGTGCCAGCAGGGGCACGGGTCAACTGGCCCGCACAGCAAGACGCCATAGCTACCTATGAGCCAGTGCTATGGCTCTACATGACGGCCTTTGCGCTGTTGGTAGAAGCCCAAGCGAGCCTTGAGCCAGCATACCATGTCGCCATGCGCGAATGTCAATCTCTACTGGCCCAGGTCAACGGGGGTTCATTATAACGCGAAAGGAGGCGAGTATGCGAGGCTCAGTAGCGGTCCAGACACCGGGCGGAACCGAAACCGTACCGGCGTCCATCATTGGCGGGCTGGCCGTGCATCGAAGTGTCGGGTGGGAGTCGGGGCACGCCCTGACGCCGGTCCGCTGCGGGCGGCGACTGGCTCGGGGGTCGTACCGCCAGATGACGGCGCTCAGACGCCGACTGCTGGCGCTGAGCGTCGATTGGGCGAACGTGCGGAACGTGTCTGACCTGGGGGACTTGGAGCCGCTGCGCCAAGCTTGGCGTGAGACGGGGCTGACACCGGGATTCTGAGAGGAGGGAGCATGACAGAGAGCGAGTTTGTGCTTCTGGTGCGTCGGTGGCGCAGCCTGCGCGCTGAGGAGGCGCGCCTTGAGGCCAAACGCCGCCGCCTGCGGGCCAACCTGGACGCGATGCAGGCGCCGTCCGTGTTTGGCTCCTACGGGGCGCTGACGAGCTGGCGAGAGCGGTACAACGACCTGCATTGGGAGTGGCAACACACGCAGTTTGCCGACTCCGCAGAGCTGGCGCGACTGGAGTCGGCACTGCGGCGGGAGCTGGGCGGGCACGCCGTGATCGTGGACGGTGTGACCATCGGGGTCGCCGACGACGGGCGGCTCGCACAGCTGCCCACTGACGTGGAGCCGTGCTATACTGCACCCGAAGGGAGAAACTTCGGACGTGCGGCTGAAGGAGGCACTGACCATGCACATCGACTGGTACGCCGGGACTGAGGACAAGGATGCGCTGTACGGCAACCCGGACTATGCTGTGCTTGCGGAGATCGACCACCGGGCGAGC